AAGATTTTGATAGCTTGTTGTTAGCTTGGAACACGAACCTTATGTCTAGACTGGGATGAGCCTTCTTAACCGCAAGCATCTTGGTTCTGTCTGCCGGCTTGAAGAAGCCTTTAGCCTCAAGAATAACGCCGTTAGGAAGTTCAAAGTCTGGAGTGTAGGTTCGCTTGCATACATAATCGAGGTGCCTGCACTCATAGAGATAGGGCACCCCAACGTGGTCAAGTTGAGCAGCAAGGCGCTGCTCGAACTTAGATCGGAACTTATCAGAAATCATAGCCGCCTTCTTCTTCATCATCGGGCTCAACCTCAGCGGCTACCACGTTGGGAGCACTGAGCTTGAAGCCGTCACGCTTGCCGAACAAAGCAGCTACGTCCTCCTGAGCAAGATCACCAGAATCTATCACCTGTCCGCTGTTGAGCTCAAGTACCTGAGCACCAAGGACGATCAGCTTAGTACCCAGCTTGGGCTTTGTGTAGGGCTTCTGCTGAACGATGAGCACTACCTTAGTGCCCTTACGAATGCCCTTACGGGTTTCAAGGGGGATGATGTCGCCATCAGTGTCAACGAAGACAACCTCAGGCAGCTTTGTCACGCCCTCTTCTTGCTGGTTGTATGTGTACTTGACCAAGCCATCCTCATCCCATTTGGGATCGTTGGTGCGCTTGGTGGTGCCTTTGCTGGCTGCCCATTCCAGCAGCTCAGCCCGGTCAGGCTCGACCTGTCCCTTAAGTACCTCAGCAGGGATGCGGAAGCTGAAGCAGCAGTTCTGGAACTTACCGCTTGGCTCGCCAACGTTGACGAAGCCCTCAAGGGTGGTCTCAAATGTGTAACGGTTGTTTGTCATTGGTGGATACGGGCGATGAAGTTGATGATGGTGGGAAGACCGAACCCGACCAAGATGATCGGGATCAGCATGTAGTGGGTGTCAGGAATAAAGATCATTCTGGGAGATCCAAAAGGCTACCGCTTTCAGCGTATGCTACCCATCCCTCGAATTCTTCAATCTGCTCGAGTACATCGTAAACAGCATCCTCAAGGGAGTAGTCTTCGACAGACTCATCCTCGAAGAAATCGTTGAGATCCTCTAACACAAACGTACGGCCATCATCTTCGAAGATTTCGTTGAGCTTAGCAACAACATCAATAGGGTTAGCCATTAGCAGAAGAAGTAGAGGGAATCGTTAGTCTGATCTAGATCGAGGTTTCCAATGTAGATGCCAGGCGGAACCTCAACGCCGAGCTGATCGGCAAAGTCCTGCAGGGGCATCCCTTTGTACATCTCGACAAAGTGCAGGCGGATGTCGCGCTGCATGTCATCCATGTCGCAGGAGCGGCCAAGGATGCAGTCATGGATACAGGTGAATGGCCTGTCCCACTCGCTGAACATGAAGTGCAGGAGTGAGGCATCCAGACTGTGGATGAGGTTGGGAGGCAGCGCCTTGGCGTGACCATCCTTATCGACAGCGCCGGGGCCTTGGTAGCAGCGGTTCTGCATGCGGCCCACGCCCATGATCTTGGTATTCACGATCTTGAACGTTGGCTTTCGTTGGTCTTGTGTGACCACGAATCCAGATGGCGTTGTCCACCGGATCTGCTCAGCGTCAGCGATAACACTGCGAGCTGTTTCCTTAAGCCACTTCATGACACGAATAGGACCGGGGAATGTTTCCGGCATGCCCGTGTCGTATATGGCCTTGGTGATCTCGGTTAGGTCTTGATCGCAGAGGATGCCCTTATCCTTGAAGGCAGAGCGGATGTATCCCCGAGCTGAGTGACGCTCGAGCCCATAGGGCAGAGTCATCACGGTGCGCTTGGTGATCTTGCGATCCATGTGCTCACGGTATTGAGCGGGGACAAAGGGGGTGCTCTTCTGAGCCACCGTGCGGTAGGCATCGGCAGGCTTAGGGGTAGGCAGCACGTTAACCTCAGCAGCGGTGCTGGGGTCGCCTGTGAGGGCGCTTAGGTGCTGCAGGCCAGAGCAGGTGGCATCAACGCCAATAGGCAGGTCTGAGGCGGTCTTGGTGCAGGCTATGCAGCACTGGTGGTATTCCACGCAGGCAGCAAGGAACGACCAAGGTTCCTCAGCTGATTCCCATAGGTTGAGTGATCCGGTGGGATCCTCAGCCACCAGGGAGATCAGGTCTAGGTTGTCTCGTGTCCACGTCACACGATCTTCGAGCGTTGCCTTGTCCAACCCGTAGGTTGTGGCAACCTGAAAAGCTAGCCACCACTCGTTGATCGGACCTGGGTCCGCGAAGAGTAGAAGACTCTTGTCGAAGTCTGTGCCCTGTGGCGTGATGGTGGTAGTCAGTGGGTACATCCTCCCACGGTAGTCGAAGTTCCACGGGATGTAGAACCTCTCTTCAACAGCGAAGCGTTCAGCAGTACTGAGCGCCTCGGTGGTGCGCCAGTTGTGCTGGCCAAGGCGTGAGTTGAAATCCTCAGCCTCACGACGTGCCCGCTTGTAGCGGAGCTTGTCTTCCTCTGATGGGTCGTCCCCAAGCCAGTTGGGAACCTCACGTGCTGACTCTTGGTGGAAATCACCAATCGATCGGCGCAGCTTCTTGAACTCCTGAGCAGTGGCCAGGATGACAGGGTTGATTCGATAGGCCACCTCTTGGAGGCGGTTGATGGTCTCAACGGGGAGGCTTCCCTGCATTGCGTAGCACCCTCGGCGAACCAAGCTGTGGCCGTGGGCCTCAGCGGTGAGATATCCACCACGGTGATGGGGATCCTCAGTCCAGCGGACGGGCTTACAAACCATTGGCCAGGAGCAGGATGCCAACTCCATAGCCCGCTGCATCACAGCGTCGCGCAGTCCAAGGAACTCGGAGGTGAGCACGACAACGTGGGCTAGCCGAGCCTTACCGGTCTTTACCTTGGTGGTGGTGAACCAACCGGTAGCCTCAGCGGCCATTCGGAAGGCCCAAGCTCCCACCTCGAAGACCATAGAGCGAGACCAGGTATCCCACTCGAAACCTTCCCTACGGAATCGGAGCTTCATCACTGTTTCCTTCTGGCGTGTGCCAGCACCCTTGTGAAAGAAGTGCTCGACACGACCATAAAGATCAGGATTCTCTTCCTTGTAGTGGGACAACCGAGCCTCAGTCTGTATGGCCTGGCCAATGCGGTCGCATACGCGGCTGTACCGGAACACGTCATCCTTGAAATCAATGGTACCCAGAACATCGAGCACTGACTTTAGGGTAAGTACAGCGATCACCTCTGGATCCATATCCTTCACTGTCTTGGCCAGCGCTGCGTAGCTCTGACCCGCCCTGCCCATAGTGATCTCACCGATCCGCTTACGGATCAGCTCAGACACACCAGGGAGAGCGGCGCTAAGCGCCTTCTTACCGTAGATGGTAGACGAGGCATACTTGCGCTCTTCCGCACGTGTTGTGCGGTCTTGTAGCATCTGCTGGCCCTTGGTTAGGGCCTCAGCTTCAATGGTCAGTTGGCGTGCAATTGCACCAACGTCTTCGGGTTTGTGCATGTTTAGTTCATAAGTGCAAGAACTCTACTGAGGTACTGTTTCATACCTCATACTCAAGGTTACCAGCAAGGAATCGGGAATACTCTTCCTCAGTCAGCTTTTCGATCGACTCCATGGACAATGAGAGGATATATCCCTCATTATCTGTATAAGTCTGATCATCTAGATAGATAGTCATGATGGCTTAAAGGGGTGATGGTGAATGTGGTGACCAACATTCCATCGGTCACCTTCGGTCTCAATGGAAGGGAAGGTTGTCTTCCCTGCATTGCTTAGCACGCTCTCAATAAGGGTTCTTATTGCGAACGCTTGATGGAATTCCGCAGCTTGTCAGCCTCACGGTAGAGGCGGCGTGACTCCTTGTGAGATTCACAGGCCTCAGCCTCGAGATAGAGAGCAGCTAGCTTGCGGGCTAGCCACAGCTGACCAATGGGCTCCTTTGCCTTCCTAGTCATCGGTGTCTTCCACCTCCACTAGACGGATGCCAATGCCCCATTCCGTAGCGATGCTTCTAAGGTCCAAGAAGACCTTCTCGGCGTGCTCCCGGTCCTCACATGCCTTAGCCGCGTCGAACTGGGCTCCCAGTGCGTCGCAGCGCTCGCACATTTCGATGTAGGACTGCTCAATCGGTGTACGGGCTTGGCCCCGCTTCTGTCGTTCTGTCATGGTGTGGTGCGGTGATTGTTAATGTTGGTAGACCGGGAACCTCAGATGGAAGCTCCCGGATAATCGGTTGAGGCTCCTTAGCCTCAGGCCAGCTTGAAACCTCTCTATTGATCTCAGCATCTACCTTAGCGTCTATCCAATGGTCCTCAAAGAACCGAAGGATACCGTCGAGTAGATGTTCGAGAATAATCTTCAAAATTGGATGTAGCTGACGGGTATAGACCCGTAGCTTACGCCTCAGAACTCTGAATTTAGAGAGTTTGGGTGACCAGCTGACACTAAATGCTGCCCGGCTCACAATAGCCTCCGAGAGTAAGTTCGC